TTTTATCAATTGCCTTTGCTGCGACGTAGGCCGTAGCCCAGTCGTCGAGCTCTTCCCGGTCGAAGCCAACACCGCGCTCGCCGATCGGGAACTCGCTGACATAGGGGCGGACTGTTTTGTCGAACTCTGCGCGGCACATACCCAGATAGATGGGTGCGGCACCGGCACGGATGAAACGGGGAAGGATGTTTTCGCGCCGGGGCCGGGAGGGCGCCTGCGCCAGTTCTGCAGACATAGGTGCTCCATGCCGCGCGTGGCGGCAGAAGGTTGGAAGGGGTGGTTAATCCATCTGGTACCAGACGCCACACTCGACGCCTTCAGCCTTCAGTGATTTGTACATGGCCTGCACACCGGCATAGCGCCGGTAGCCCTGACCATCGAATGGGGCGCTGAGATGAAACGCCCGGGCGTGGTAGGTGGTGGCAGCCTGCATCCAGCCTGTAATGCCAGCCTTGTCTAGGGTGGCTTCGCGGAGGAGACCGACACGGATGTAAACGCGATCGAGGTTGGCGCTACCGCCATCATCTGGCGCTGCGTTGGCGGCCGACTTGCCTGCCTCAATTGCGCGCGCAACAGCTGCTGCCAGCATTGGGAGCTGATCTTTGGTCACAGGAATTCCTCGCCCGCCATTCACCGGCAGGCTGTATGTGGATTAATGGGATACGCTGGAAAGCAGGCGGCGTGAGAATGCAAACGATCTCTCATCACGGATGAATCAAATGAAACTGATTTGGTTAGTGCTTGTTGTTGGTCTGTTGGCTTGGAAGTTTTCCCCTGACGTACAGTCATGGACTGAGGCGAGGCTATCGAATCAACAGGTAACCTCCAAAGTCATGACTGCGCAGAAGCCCGTTGCGGCTCGATTCAAATGTGATGGTCGCAAGCGCTGTTCGCAGATGACCTCATGCGCAGAGGCCAAAAACTTTCTGCAGAATTGCCCGGGAATGGAAATGGACGGAGACGATGACGGGATACCGTGTGAGACGCAGTGGTGTCGATGACCGTTCACCGGCAGGCTGGTAGGTGGATGAGGGGTTAGGCTGTTGCTTTGGAGGCCAGCTCGCAGTCAGCGGCCAGTTTCAAAAGGTTGAGGGTTGTCGGCCTGAAACTTCCGGTGTCGGGATAGCATTCAAACTCATGACCTTCCGGGAAAGATTCGAACGGGCCATGCCAGGGCCGATTCGTCTTCCAGTCTGCCCATGCGGTATATGCGTCCTGTCCTTCACCCCAGTAGTCGGTACCGCCACCGACACTCCATACGTGGCTAACGCGGGTGCGCTGGTTGTACGCAAGCTCGCTCGGCTCGTCTTTGTCGATCCAGACGCCAACGAATATCGACGGGGCAATTTCTACCAGGCGCCTGCTGAGCTTCTTCTCGATGCGGGCCTTCATCGACGCGGCCCCGAGTAGATGAGCCAGGCCATGTAGGCGAGGGCGGGGAGGATCATGGCGCTCTCCTTTCTGGCCGGCCGTACCGGTCGTACTCTGGCCGCTCCGGCGGGTACGCTTCGGCTGTACAGGCTTGGTCGATGGCTGCGCGCAGGTTCTCGTTGTAGTTCTCGCCCAGCACGCGCTCCCAGGGCTTACCCATGTAGTGGCCAATGATCTCGATATTGATGCTTCCGTCGTCGCCGCCCGGGGTAGGGCAGTCGATGAATCGCACATCCCAGCAACCAGATTCCAGCGAATCGAGGCGGAACTTGTCTTTGCGCAGCGCTTCAAGTTCTGCTTGATCGACGAGGACGAAGTTTCTCTTCTTCATGGCGCTACCCGCCGTGCCCACCAGCAGGCCGGTCCGCTGTCGGTGTCGGAAATGGCCAGCACAAACCAACCTTCGCCATCGGGCTTGCTCGGTTCCCAGTGCGCACAAGAGCCCTCGCCCTGCTCAAAGTATGGGTCGTTGTCGGTATCGACCTCGTATTCCATTTCAGCGGTAACGATGGTCAGGCCCTGAGCCTTTACCCACTCCCGCGATTCTTCGCCTTGGTCCTCTTCGAACATTGGCAGATCGGGGTGGTGCCACCAGCCATCTGCCTCGCGCACAACAGGGACAGGCTGGATCAAAACTATTTCTTCAGGCATGACTGTTCCTTTGCCGCTATAGCGGCTGACTTTGAAGGGGGAGGGAGTTACAGAGGGGTGGAGTACAGATGTACTCCTGTCAGGATTCGGCTGTCTCGGTCAGTGTTTCACCCTGGTCCTGCAGGTCACGGTGGTCAGGCTTGGCCCAGATAGCGATCACCTTTCGGCCTTCACCCTTGTAGCTCGATAGCCACGGACCCCTCCATGCGCTCATATGAAATGCTCAGTGGGCAGGACCTGACCTGCTTGCCATCCTTGAAGTCAGGGATGCGCAGCATGGCGTGGGTTTCCAGATCGGGGTCGAGCGTCTGGAGTTGCCGGATCAATTGGCGCACCGTCTTTGGCGCCTCCCAGCTCACCGGCTCGCCCTGGAGCTGGGTCAGCTCATCAATCCGCTGATCCGCTGATCCGCTGCGTTCAGGCGCAGCTGCAGGGCGTCACGCTCGGCGGTGATGCGTTCGAAGTGTTGAGCCAGCGTGCACGCGAAGTCGCCGGCCAGCCGCTCATTGATGTACTGGCGGTAGTCGTGACGCTTGAGCACGGTCTTGAATAGGTTGTCGATGTAACGGCGTCCGCCATCTGGCGTGGTCAGGTTGAATTCCGGCGGGGCGATTTTGTTTTCTATTGGCACGGGGGCACCTCACTGAGATCGACTACATTTGAGCGATGAGCCATAAAGGGGTAGTTCATGACTTGCTTGACTTGCTTGATTTGCGATGAGCCTGCTGTGGTAATTGATGCTAATGATTATTACTTGGAAAGATATTGCCCGAAGTGCGGACGCTATCGAATCACCGGTGCAGCGCTTGTGTCGATGAAAGCGCACAGTTGGCGCTACGACGTAGAACTGACTCGAAAGTGGATCGCGGAACATCAAGGCTCTGGAACGATTCCAACCATTGACTCGAATCAGGCTGCTCGTCTGATCGACGTTTAAGTGGGCACTCAGGTGATCATTGGCCCGCTGAGGTAGATGCGCTTCATGCTGCCTCCTTCGGCGTGTAGGTCAGCGTGCCGTCGAGGATCGCTTCCTTGATGGCGTTGAACTCCCAGGCGTAGTACTGCGATTCGACGAACACCCGCATCTCGCCGTAGTCGTGCTTCTTCCGTCGGATGAACGCCTCCGCGGCGTCCTTGGTGAAGTGGCTGTTCACGATCTCCCAGTGCTTATTCCAGCCGGTGACGGTGTGGCTATCGCACTCAGCGAGGTATTCCCACTGATCGTCCTCGTCCAAATCCATGAACCCGCACTCGCGGTCAGCCATCAGGGCTTCGTCAATCTCTGCACGCTCTTCGTCGTCCAGGTCGTCCCAATATTCCTTTGGGCTGAACCATGAGCGATCTTCGTGGCAAACCACCCGCCCTTCGGCGTAGTCGATATCGAATCCATAGTCGATACGCTTGGTCTGTACGGTGAACAGCGCAGCCGCAGTACAGTGTTCCTTGACGCCAGGGCCATTGCAGTCATGGCGCAGACGCTGAACGAAGTCGGTCCACGTTGCAGCGTTGAGTGTGTGACCGGTGGCTAGGCTCGGTGTCGGCTCAGCGATTTTGTTTTCTGTGGGCATGGGCGTCCTATGCCGGGTCATGCCCGGGCGGTGGTAGAGGGTGGTCATGGATCAGCTACAGTTCAGCGAACAGAAAAAGGAGTGTGTTATGGCATGTCCAATTTGCAGGAACATAGAAGCAGTTGAGGATCTATCGTTTGGTGGTGGCAGGCGGTTCCACTGCGTGCCTTGCGGTGGTTTCTTTCGGATCTCATCAACCCTGGAAAAGCTTTCAGAGGGCAAGTCGTATGACGTTGGTCGCACCAGAAAGCGTCTTGATGCGCAACGTGAGCTGATCAAGCGAGGACCGCAGGATCCAAATAAGCTTCAGGATCTAGAGCCTGCGCTAAGTTCTGACGATCAAGATCTGCTCATTGATCCGGATTGAGCTGACGCAGAATTCGCATGGCCCAGCCATCGAACGACGATGACTGCGTTGCTGTTCCCGATCGCCTTTTATCAGACCCCGTCCTGCCAAGTTCCGCCGATCGGTGTGCCGTGATAAGCGACATCCGCTGAGCCTGATTGTTTCGATATCGACACCTTGGTACGTGGCGCTGATTGTTTGATCGCCGCCCAAGGTTTCCGCTAGGCGATCAGCAATCTGTTCGTGCCAACCTTTCTTGATCAGCGCGATAGCCGTTTTGATGTGCTCGGCTGGATCATCACCAGTGACCGGATCTCAAGTCTGTAGATGATCGTTTTGCTATCGGCCGGGCAGACGGCTGCGAACGTATGTCGGTAAATATTCATAGGGATCCTCGCCGGCTGGCGTGATTCGTTGAAGTGGGGTATTTGTGGATAGCCCGGCATGGGGCCGGCAAAAGGAGAATCGATATGGCTTCTTGGGATTCGTACGGCTACCCAGAAAACGACCCAAAAGTGTGGATCACGTTCGGCCCGCAGAAGGATGGCCCGCCGCAGGTGGCGTTTCTCGGTCCTATTCACCAACCAGAAGGTGATAGTCCGAAAGCGGTCGAGTACTACCAAGAGGTGGCAGGCCGCTGGTCCGATGAGATTGTGGCTCATGAAGAGCTGGACAAAATCGCTCAAGCACTCATCGAGCAGAAAGGCCTTTAGCAATAGGTTGGGGGCGGGTCAGGCAGCGAGCCGCTGATAAAGCTCGATGATGTCGGCGGCATTGGCTCCCACCAGGGCTTCCGCCTCGTCCGGACAGACGCTGTTGCCGATCAGCCGCACCTGGTCGGTCTTATTGATGTCGCGCCATTCTTCGGCGCCGGTGACCGGATCGACGAACAGCCCGCGGTCGATGATGTATTCCTTGTCGAAGCCCTGCGCCGCTTTCAGCTCTGGCGGTTGCAGCATGCGCAGGGTGATGTCCACCAGAACATAGCCACCGACCATCACCATTTCGGCTGGGTCTTTGAAGTGCTCCGGCAGATACTCATGCATGAAGGCGGCGCAGCGGCGGGCGCCTTCCATCTGTTCCTGTGTCAGCGTGTCCGGCACCTGCACGACTTCCACCAGCGCAACCCGATCCTTCGTCGGCAGGGTGTGCATAGGCTCGGTGAGCGAAATGCCGTCCTTCTCGTTGCCGTAGTACTTCACCAGGTAAGCGTTCACCAGCCGCTGATTGGCGCCGGATTGGCAGATGGTCGAAATCGGTTCGTAAGCCGATCGGCCGTCGCCTTTATAGAACCCGCCATTCGCCTGTTCAAAGAAGGCCGTCGATATCGCATATTGCCCGGTGCTGGTGGCGACTACTGCCAGCGGACCGGCAACGTCGGTACCGACTGAACCTTTTCTTAGAGTCACCATATTCGCCGCGGCTAGCGCGAAGTGCCCGCCTTTGACCTGGGCGACCTGCGTGCGCAGCGGCTCCTGCACATCGAAGTTGCGTTGCGCCGAGCCATTGGCGCACTCGGTGAGGAATGGCGCTGCCACTGGTTGTACCAGCGCGTGATGCGTACCGCCGGCGCTGATGGTCGACAGAGCTTCGTCCGTACCGTGGGTGCTGGTGTGTGAATCCGAGGTTCCGCGCATCGGGACAATGAACGGCTTCGCGCTGGTTAGCACATGACGCCAGCAGCCTTTGGCTACGCGGCGCATTGTGTTCACTGCCATCGGCCGTTCACGGAAGATCGTGCGCCCGAGGTTGCTCCAGTCGATGCACTCCGCGGCAGTGCGCCAAGGTTGCTGTTTCGCCGTCGGCTTCTTGTGGCGCTTGGGTTCTGGCCAAACGATCGCCTTGCCGTCACTTCGCGCTACCAGGTAAAGACGTTTGCGAATAGTTGGGGTGCCGGCGTTGGCCGCGATGCGCTCGCGCCATTCGACGTTGTAGCCGAGGCCGCGCACTAGTGCTTCCGCAGGCACGAACTCGCCGATTGATTCCAGAATCTCTGGCATGTCAGGGTGATCGGCTGGCAGGCCAGAGCTGAGCGCGGCAATAAACGACTTGAAGGTGCGCCCGCGCTCAGCCTTGATCGGCTGGCCCTCGTCGTCGATCGGACCCCAGTCGCAGAACTCTTCGACGTTCTCCAGGAACATCAGGCGGGGCCGGGTTTCGTGGGCCCAGCGAACGACCACCCATGCCAGACCTCGCACCCCGCGATCACGCGGCGCACCGCCCTTGGCCTTGCTGTGGTGGCGGCAGTCTGGGGAAGCCCAGAGGATGCCGACCGGCTGACCACCGGTGGCAAGCACCGGGTCAACTTCGAATACGTCAGCGACGTAGTGCGCTGTCTGTGGGTGGTTGGCGCGGTGAACGGCCAGAGCGATTGGGTTGTGGTTAACCGCGACATCCGGCTCTCGGTAGGCCCGGGCAATACCGGTGCTCGCACCACCGCCGCCGGCGAACAGATCCACGACCAGCTCTTTCTGGAAGGGCAGGCCCATGCTTGGCTGGCCATGGATGAACCGGGGTTTTTTCTGTGGTGCGGACATAGAGGATCCTCGCCGGCTGGCGTGATTCGTTGAAGTGGGGTATTGAAGGCGATCAGGCATTATGCCGAAGGAGAACGCCGTGGATTTTTACGAGCAAAATGATGTAGTGCAGTCAATTCAAGATATCGAAAAGATACTGGCGACGGACATATTCACGCTCGATCAAGCGAGAAGCCCATTTTTCAAAGCGGCATTCATCGAGGTGCTGATCAATCTCAGATGCCTGATGTACAAAGCCAAAACTTTTTCAGCCAAGATCGATTTCACAGATGACGTGAAGATCGAGGGAAAGGTCGTCGACGTATCAGAGCTAATCACATTTGTTCGTGATGCGCTTTGTCATTTAGATTTGAAACACCACCACGTCAATGACGGTGGTCGCGTCTCTTTCAACGTTTCATTTGGCAAACGTTGCACCATTTCAGGACTCGACTACCGGCATGAGTCTCTGTATGAGGATGACGTTGCGTTTTCGTTCGGTGAACAAAGGATATATCTGAAGCGACACATCATTCGCGCTTTTGAAGAGGCCAAGAGCAAGCTCATTCCGCTTCTGGATGACTACCTCAAGTCAATATTTGTCGTCTCACATTGAGCCACTGAGAAACCGCTATGGATTTTGCTTACGCTCTCAACACTGCTTCTTTTGTTGTCGGGCTGTTGTCTGCAGCTTTTTGGGTGAGGTCTGCAACCGTGAAGGTTGACCCTCCCCTTGAGTTCAAGGAGCTGGCGGATAACATGTACTACGGGCATATCATCGTGAACGGAGCAGACTTGGTTCCAACAATGAAGAAACAGGCCTGGTGGAACAGCGCGGCTGCGATCGCGGCCGCTGCTACCGTCTTGCTGCAGATCGGCGTGAAACTGCTGGAATAAGTCACAGGCGGGCAGCGTGGGAGTGTCAGGCGGCGGCACGCTTGAGTTGGTCGGTGAGCTGGGTCGGAAGACTGCGCAGCGTCAGTGTCCCACCGGCTTCGTCGAACTCGACTTTTGAGCCGAGCAGGTGCTGCTCAAAGCTGATCGACAAGCCTTCGATGCGACCGGTGAAGCGCCGAAATTTGTTCAGGGTCTTTTTGTCCGGCGGGAGCGAAGCTGAAAGGCCGTAATCCTTGTCGCGGATGAAGTCGGCAAACGCCTTTGGCTGCTCGTCGTCGAGCACTTCGGACAATTCATCGAGGCTAAGCGGCTCGCCGAGCTTGGCTTGGGCCATCGCGTAGCTGACCAAGGTGTTGGTCTTCTCGCGGGCTGATTCTTCGCCGAGGTCTTCGCTTTCAACGAAGTCGCTGAACGCCTTGAGTAGGGTGCGGGTTTCGCTCGGGCCGTCGATCCCTTCCTGGCAACCGATGAAGTCGCGGAAGTACTCGTTGAGCCTTCGGCCCTGCTTGCCCTTCAGGTACGAGATGTATTGGCGCGATTGCGGGTTGCTCTGCCACTCACTGAGATTGATGCGCGCAGCCAGGCGGATGTGGTCCAGGTCAAGGCGCTTGACCGTCATCAAGTGCAGCTCTTCGGTCATGGTCACGGCTTCCGTTTCCTGCACCAGGGCGATGACCAGGTAATCGGTCAGGCCTTGCCGGTAGTGACAGAAGAGGGCGTGTCCGCCGGTGGTCAGGTTCGACTCTTCCATCAGCCTGGTCAGATGCTCGACGGCGGTGACGCTGAAGTCGAGGAAGTCGGAGCCTCCAGCGAGGTACTTGGCGAGCCAGCCGCTGAGTGGGTGCGCGCCAGATTCAGCGTGGAAGAAACCCCAGCCCTTGCCGGCGGTGGCGTTGTAGCTTTCGTTGAACTGGCAGATAAGATCGTCGCGGGCTTGGCTCTCCACCTGCTCGGCGCTGCCGAGGAATAGAACAGCCGGTGTGCCGTCGGGCTTCTTGTCGATCTTGTGGATTGCGCTGTGGAGAACAGGCATTGCGGTTACCTCGGGTAGGCGCCGCCCTCCGTGACCGGATGCGGCAGTGGTAATTTGGGTTGCGGTGAGGTATTACGGATGACCGGCAAGGGGCCGGGTCAAGGAGTTCGACATGAGTCAGCAAGCCCAAATAGATGCCTTGGAACACCTGCTTATTGCTGTATTGAAAAAAAGCCCAATGACGCTGCCAACCGAATCTATTTTCGAGTCGGCACATGGGTCCATCTTTGGAAGCGACGGCCCGCCCGGTACAACTGAAAAAACCGAAGCAGCAAGTTACTTGCAGCATCTGAAATTGAAGTTGAGCTAATCGTCGAGGCTGCGCAGTGCTTCGCGGTTGTAGGCCAGCTCCAACTTTCGCGACATGTTTTCACTGATCGTGATTTCGTGTCGCGACATGTTGGCAAAGCGGGCTGATTCTTCGGTCGGCGCGGCGGCGAGGTTGATCATGAAAGTCGTTACCGTCTCCTGCCATTCCTCGAAGTCGTGACGCTCGCCCAACACCTCAAGTGCATCAGCAAGCGCCTTCGACACAATCAGCGTGCGCTTCTCGGCGCCGATCCGATCCAGCAGGGCGCGCTCCTTGGCGCGCTTGTCCTTCTGAATGTCCGCGTTGCTCTTGGCCATGGCCTGCCTCTTCAATTCCGTGGGCCGGTAGATCCAGCCATGTCTGTCGTCGGCGCTGGCGCACCTGGTTGCGGAAGCGTCTCACGCTGCTACCTTTACCTGATTCCAGGCTCCGACCGCTTCAAAAATCCGCGCAGCGTGAGCCTCGTCGAGCGATATGGATTCAGGAATAGCGATCCAACCAGAAGCCACCATCTGGCTTTGGTTGGCTGAGTCGCGCAGCTTCTTGTAGCAATGCTCGATCACGTCTTCGAGGTGGTCGGAGAGATAGACGCCGTCCGGCGCCACCTCAATCGACTTGCTGTAGCGGTCACCGCGGGCATCAATACAGAGAGCGCTGAGGTAGATCGTCCAGCGATGGGGAATACCGCACACAGCCTGGCCAATCCTCCCGGGCGCGATGTTCTTCAGCGACTTGTAGTTGATCATGCCCTGGTGACCGCTGGGGTCGATGTTCACCACTGCAACGTGGTTGGTGGCCAGCAGCGAACGACACGATCGGTCTATGCGGGCCTTGAGGTTGTGAGGTTTGCGCTTGCTCATAGTGAGCCCGCCATTTTGCGAAGCGCCAACCGCTCAGCCCGTGTCATCGCCTTGGGGCGGCGTTTGAGGACGGTGCCGGGATCGATCTTCGCTGAGCGCTCCGCTGGTGGTGGATTGATCTGAGCGGGCTCCGATTTGGAGAAGCGCCCGCCCGCGGCGAGGTGCTGTTCGACTTGACTGGAAAGCTCCAGCGCTTTCTCGCGCCGGAACTCGATGTCGTATTTCAGGTTGCTGATCATGCGGCCACCTTTACCAGCCTCACGCCGGCCATGCTGAACTTGGAGCCCTGATTCGCGACAAGAGCATCGAGCGCTTCCCAGTTGACGGACAGAACCGATAGAGGGGCCTGGCCGAAAGCCACGGCTTTGACCAGCGCTTCAAGATCGAAGACCTCGGCCTGCAAATTCACCGCTGGTGCCGTCACAGGTTTGGATGCCGCCTGATGCACTGCTGGCGCTGCCCTCACTGGTGCGGGTGTCGCTACAGGTGCAGGTTCAACAACAACCGCGGCGGCCTGCTTCGCTTTTTCGTCGTCGGCGATCCGCTGCAGCTCTTCCTCACGAATCCGCTTGCGAGTGGCCTCGGCTTTCTCTTCCTCGGCTTTCTGATGTTCCGAGATCCGAAACTTGATCAACGTCACCAGATCGTCATTGGCTTTCGTTACCAGGTGCTGGATGTCGTTGAACAGGAAGACGTGTTCGGCGGCCAGCTCAGCAAAGCTGGTCAGATTCAGCCGGATGCCATCGGCTGCTTGGCTCGCGTCGATCTTCGCCCGGGCCAGTTCTGTATCGACTGCATCCTGCAAGCTGGCGATGGTGCGCTTGTTCTTCATGGCGCCAGCGAAGTCAGCCGCAACCCCGGGAAGGGCAACGCTGACCAGCGTCTTGTTGATCGCTGCGATGTGCGCGAGTAGCGCCTGCTCGGCCTTCTGCTTGATGTTGGTCTTCACCAGCAGTTCCTGCGCCTTCACCAGCTTGTCGACCTTCAGGCGAGTTTCGCGGGCGTGCGCCGAGACGCGATCCAGCGACGAGAACAGCTCGTCGATGGTCTGGGTTTGCGACAGCGCTTGTTTCTTCGCCGCAGCGACGGCTTCTTCCACATCACCGCACCATTTCACGGCCTTCTTGGCGTCCGCGAAGTCTTGGTCCGTTTGCAGCGTGGTTTTCACCGAGTCGATGACCGCCAGTGCCGATTGCTCGAACAGCTTCAGGTTGCTCGCGGTGACCATGCCGGTGAGTTCGATACGCAGCGCTGGCAGTTCGTCGGGCGCCTTGCCGACGACGATCGAAGGGGCGTCGGCCATCTCGAAATTCGCCAGATCAGCCTCGAACTGTTTCCAGCCCTCGACCAGTTGTTCGGCGCGGCCGGCGACCGGGCGGTATTCCATGCTGACGAAGTTCTCAGCAGTGCCGTCCGAGCAAACGAAAATCACGCGTTCGGCGCCGCTCACCAGCAGCTGCTGTTCGAGCTGCCAGTAGTAATGCGGGGCGAGATCTCCGGCCTTCACCTGGGCGACCAGCGATTCGTTCCAGAGCTTATGCTCGAACAATGTCTCGCCGAGCATCGTCGCGCCGTCCATCGAGGCCAGCAGATTGCCCAGCGTGCCAACTACCGGATACAGCTCTTCGCCGATCAGCGCTTCGACCAGTGGCCGGGCCGATGCTTCGGTGGCATGACCCTTGTCAAAGATGTACTGCTGCGACGGGGTGACGTCGGCGACGATGCCGGTCTTCTTCATCGTGAGCAGGTCGGTGCGGGTCTGGTATTTCGACGCACCCTTCATTGCCGGCGCTTCGGAGGCGGTGTAGTGCTTGGCGCGCAATGCATGCCACTCGGCGGAGCCTTGGGCAACGTTATGAATTTTCATGCTGCGTCTCCATCGAGGGCTTTGAGGTTGGTGATGGTGTCGATCTGGGACTGGGTCAGCGTGTACTTGCTGCTGATGTTCGCGATGATGTGGTCTGGGTTGGTACGGCCCGAATCAATGAGCGGTTGCCACTTCGCGATGTTCTCGGCGAGCAGTTCATCGGAGTAAGGAGGAAGGGCGTCTGAACCTGATTCGGAATGGACTTTGGTCGGCGATACGTCACGAATTATCGGGGCCGACTCCTCGAGTTCGTCCGGGCTGTACACTCCGAGGATCACATCAGGGCAGTACAGGCGAGACCAGCGCTTGGTGGCCAGATAGGCCAGTTGTTGGCGAGGATCATCAGCCCAGAGAGTGCTGTTGCGGGTGCGAGCTTGAGCCAGCAGCAATTCCAGGACACGTGGCTCATCTTCGCCGCGGAAGGTGGCCCAGACTTTCACGCCCAAGCCTTCTTCGTCTTCGAGCCTCCAGCCTGGCTGGCGGTACTGTTTGCCTTCGCTGTTGGTCTTAATGTCGAACTTGCCGATAACCTTTTCCCAGGCGCCGTACCACTCGTAATGCAGACGATCCAGAACCGGTGCGCAGGTGGTAATCACCGCGTTGACCAGTTGAGCTTCGTAGCCGAGCACGCCGTTGACCAAGTGGGTTTTCTGCGCGACTGCGAACGGGTTCATCTTCCACTGCATGGACTGCATGACGACCGCCAGGCAATCCGCCGAATTTCCGTTGAAATGCTTCGGCACCGTGGCGCGGCCGGTGGCCATGACATCGGCCAGGCGCATCATCTTGTCGAGGCTGTCACCGTCGAGCACCAGAGCGCTGGTGCTGGTCGCGGCATGGGGAAGGATGTGCAGAGTTTGTTCGTGCGCCACCGGCGCCACACTATGTGCGGACATGACTGTTCCTTGCCGCGATGCACGCAGCTTTGAAGGTATGAGTTATTGAGTGAGCTGGCCGGAGTAGGCGCTTGCCAGCATCCAGGCAGTGAAGAAGAGCAGGGCGATGGCTGAGCCGCGCCAGAACCAAAAGCGTTTTGCGCGCTGATAGGAAGTCATGGCCGAACCCTCACCGCGATCCGGCCGCCTTTCATGGTTGCCGCCAGACGGCGCGGTAGGCTGGCGACCAGAGCTTCGCGAGACTTGCCAATCACTTCGTTGAACGGCAGGCCGAAACCCAGCAGGACCAGCTTCGATTCGATCTCGTCGAGCTGCTCGTCGATTAGTGATTTAACTGGTGCGGTCGTCATGCTGCAGCTCCTTGCTGGATCGATTCGTTATAGGTGGTGTAGATCTGGTCGATGCGCGCCCTGTAGTGACGCTGCTCGCCGTCGTCGATGACGCGCAGCAGGTAGGCCAGAGTGATTGCCGATGTCGCCGCTGAGCTGGCGTTTGGCTGGCCCAAATCGCGGATCATGTTGTTGATCTCGCCTTCGATCCAGGTAACTGCCGTCTGGTGGTCGCGTTGTTCAATGTTCACGCGGCGCCTCCTTTTGGCGGACAGACTTCTTCCATTTGAGTCATGGCCAGGCCAATGCGCCGCTTGAGACTTTTACGATCTTCCAACTCGCGATCCGAGCGCTCGGCCAGCGCTTGGGAGCGCAACAAGGCCACAGATTCGTAGTCGTGGAACTCGTCGGGTTTCGCTTTCTTCTCGCGGCCCCAAGCGTCATAGCGCCGATCCCACTCCCGGGCCTGCGCACCGTCTGCATAGCTGGTTGCCATGGTCGCCTCCAGAGTGGCGGGTGTTGATCCAACAAAACTCGGCTGCACTCATCCGTTCCGCTGGTTGCCGTTGGGCGCGGAGGGGAGTGCATGCGGGTTTGGTCGGGGAGAAGAGTGCCCAGGCCCGCTGCTGGCGACGGCCTGGGTTTGCAGCATCAAGTTGTCCTGGTGCGATGGGGTGGCCTACCGGTAATCCGGCCGATGCGCGGTGACATCGACGGCCTACTGTCCGCTGCCTGTATGGGTGTTGGGCGCAGCCATCAGGCTTACTGCGCCACGCAGGTGGATCGGTCATCTATTACATGATGGTCATCCTCCTATGCGCGCCGCTGGCATCTTGGCGGGCGTTCGCCGTTCTCTGGTTTGTTGCATGCAGGTGGCCGGTATAAGCCGGGATTTCGTCCGCATCGGTAGTCACTGTCGCCCTTGCCATGCCCGCAAGCGGAGGCCCGTGGTTCTTCCAGGCAGTGACTACCGATGTGCCACTCCACTTTCTGCGCCAGGCGGGCCGTGGATTTTCTTATCTCAATCCGAAACCTGGTCTGCCTGGTTGCCTGTGGACTGAGCTTTACTGCCGCCACTGGCTCGCCCTTTGGGTAAGTTGAGGGTGTGAAGCTTGAGCACACCTACCGCCACAATGAAGGCGACATCGAAGGTGATGCCGTCGTCATGTGCAATCTCTTGGATAATTTCGTCAACTTGATTCGCTTGATCTTCGTTCATTTTCCTGTCCTCGGTGATTTTCCCAATGCACCCGTCACCAGGTGCATCAGTGAAAAATTCCGTTCTCCACCACGCGCATCGCCGGATTCATATCTCTGGCCGTCGTCGCACATTTCGTGTTCGGTGCTGGTACGGCTGGCTTGCGTGGTTTCGCGTACTCACATCTGGTGAGCACGGCCAGTTCCAGAGCTGGCGTGGCATCAACTATTTGTTGCTCGCACTTACCGGATGAAACCCGGGGTAGTCGATGGCGAGGATCCTGAGCTGTTAAAGAGCGGCGGATCTCTCGACCCTTCGCAGCTGGCCCCTGATTGGGTGCCGGTTGCGATGGAGTGAATATGTACCATAGGTTCACAATTGTAAAGTACCAAAAGTACATATTTTTCGTTGAGGCACAAAAAAGCCCGCGCTTGGCGGGCTCTATTTTGTTACTCGTATCCGGAGGAGGGGGCTGCGATCAGTCCGGCCCTTGAGCTTTCAACCTGGCCAAGCCCTGGTGAATATGTCCAGCGTTCTCTCCGATGGCGTCTAGGGCGGTGCGGACGTTGTCGCCAGTCTCAGCATGGCCTTGGCTTTCAACGAGCAAGGTCAGCTCCATCAGAGCAGCCTCAATGGCGAGCTGGTTGTGATGCAGGCGTTCAAGGACATCAGGGAGAGAGTATTCGGGGGAGGGCATAAATTCGACTCCATTCGAGGGAATGGAGAGCGTAGCCCAAGGAAAATCCTTACGCGATCAGTAAACCGCAGGCAAAGAAAAGCCCGCGATGGGGGGCGCGGGCAAAAGGCTTCATTAGGAGCTGCAGTCACCATAGGCTGCACCCCGTGAAAATCTTGTGAAAGCCCAGAACGAAAAAGCCCGGCGCTGGGCCGGGCTCTTGATGCACGTGGCCAAATCCCTTTGGCTGACTGCAGTGTGCTTGGTAGGTGTGACGAAGGCGTGACAGGCAGATACGAAAAACCCGGCGCTGGGCTGGGCTCTAGATTTATCTTTCGGGCGGAAGAACCTCAACCGCACTCACCGAGTAATCGGTAGTTTTTCCGTGTTCGTCACGCACCGTTTGCAGTGAAAACTGCAATTTCTCAAGCTGTTCACGAGTACGTTTTTTGAAATCCTCAGAGGCGCTGCTGTCTTTCAAATGTGATTTACAAATCTTTATTGAAGATTTCAGCGCACCGATTTTTCTAGTCAGCTCAGGAGGATCATCTGCACGGATGTAAACCTTCAAAAGCCAAATCGAAATATACGGGCTGAGAATTCCTGTCAGCGCCATCAGTACCTGCTTAGCATCCGGGGTTGTGAACAGCGGAGTTAACACTAGCGCTAAAGCGTTGAGGAGGCTGGTGGCAAGAGCCATAAACATATTGTTTTTCATAAGCTTCCTCCCAAAGCCCTAGCCTCACCTTCAGATACTCTTGTTAGGGTTTTCCCTCTGAGGATGGAGCGCTTCAATATGTAACTCTCTACTTTATCGTCGCTCGCCTTATACTGGATCAACATGTCGCGAGGATATAGTGCATAGGCAATATGCAATGTTATTTTTCGGACATATATAAAGATCAATGGGAGTCCGACAATCAGGACCGACCATCCAATTGCCTGTACTATTAATTCATTTGTCCACATGATTGGACTCCAGATTCTTTAATTTGACTCGCTGATGACTCTAACTATAGTATACGCAGTTCTCGTCCCGCTAAGATCTGTTGTCTCTTTCTTTTGCAATTCAACATTGTAATATTTATACTTCTGGAACGCTTCTTCGTTCGCTGCTACTTTAGTCATGAAGTCGCTATCCAAGATAGTAACAGAGGCCTCGAAGCCATCTTCGCTAGCAACACTCCAGCCGCGTTTACTTTTAAAATTCAGCTTTGTAAATAGGATAATTTTCTGAAAGGTACTGATGTCAATTTTTTCAGTGAGGTCAGTTTTTAAAGGCTTGAAGTTACCGATTTCGTCTTCATCCAACGTAAGTGTCGAATTTTCGGTTTTGAATGATATCGTAGGGTTATCCTTTCCTTGCAAGGGGCCCTGGATAACTTTGTGTAGTGCTTGTCTGATTTCTTTACTTGAAACTAATTGAGCTACGTCGCTTGTTGTTTCAATTTCTTGACCGTCGACAGTTATTACAGCTGTTTTTTTGGTTGCGTTTATAACGACTTTATCAATTTTCTTGTCTTTTATTCTATCAATGATACCTATCGCTGATGCCGAGGCAGCTACAGCAGTTCCGCCAATAATTCCAATAGATTTCAGAACAGTAATAGTTGTCAGTGGATCTGCAAATATTGAGTAGATGATCTCTAACGAGCCTTCCTTTGCAGGAGCTACAACACTAAGGTTGGCTTCTGATGAACCGTTGCTTACTATTTTTGCAGACTTTGTGATTAAGTCGTCCATGCCAATGATGGCACTACCTAGGTCTTTAGCCTTAATCTGGTGGTGCGCCAGTTCACCTTTGGCGTCATATGAGATTGTAAACTCTGTTACTACTTTATCGCTCACAACAAATCCCCTACTTAATATGGTTTTTAGGGGTGTTCCGCATGCTGAACGTCCATGTCGTAACACTCCATGCTGAGTTTTATATGTAGCGCTCAGCTATTTTTTTACCGCCATGCATACATCGAATTGTCTTAAATGCTCTGCAGTGCTAGCTACTCAATCCTTTCCCGCACAATCTTCCCCGCCTTTACCTCATCAGCGTAAGCGGTCAGCCGATCCTCATCGGCATGGAACACGGCGCACATCCTCAGCAGGGCCTGTGCGTCCGCCTCGTTGCCAGCCTGGCTCAGCCGCTCGGCGACTCGCAACAGCTCCACTGCTGACCACTTCAGATCGGAGGCGACACCCTGGAGGTCGCGCTTCAAGTCTTGCTCTGGCTTATTGAGTCCCACGATCCCCCCTACAAATCCCTGCGCCATGATCTAGCTCTCCAGAATCTCATTACACCGCCTCAGGCGGTAGTTTCTACCTCTTGAGTAGCAACAGTTCAGCCTCCCGATACTCCTGCTCCGTCATCGGCATGTTGCCCTGCGGGAGTAGCGGGGTTTCCGGCTTGTACGTGCTGCAGCCA